TTGTCATAACCTAAAAATTTTTCGTACTGCATCTCGGGCAGATTTAAGAAGCTTGGTAGTCTTTTTTTAATTGATCGGTAAAGTCTTATGCCATGATTTGAGCCAAGCACATCTGTAACACCTAGATAAGTTAATACCTCTTGGGTCAGTAATCGATCCTCATGGATATTGCCAACCATCTCATCAATAGTTCCAGCATTAAAACCGCCAAGTTGTGGTAAATCAATTTCATCGCCAATACAAATAGTGCGATGGGGTTTCCATTTGGCTAAGAAACGGCCGACTGACTTGGTTGCCTTCTCATCGAAGAATGGCACTTGAAGATCTGATACAAACGCTATGCGCTTAATCGTCATCCTCATCTGGAGTAGGAATAGTTGGGATGATCCCTTTGTCGCCTACGATCCAGTCAGGCATTGACTCACGATTATCCATTAAATAAAGCGCACAGGACTCACTAAATCCAGCTTTGCGTGCAGCTCTAAACATTTCATGTTTGGCAATATAGAAAACCTCTAATTTACTTAAAGGCTCAGGAGTGTGGCGAACTACTCTCCGGTTGACTTTTTTTCGTTTAGTGTGTTTCCGTGTGTTCGCCATGATTAAATTATGACTTGCTAATTATTGTAAATAGATCATCGACACGCTTTTCAAGTCGATTTAATTGATCTTTCATAGATGATCCTGAATTGGGTTTTAACTCTGAAAGGTAAGACTTAATAACCCATCGTAGAGCCAGCAATAAACTGGTTGCGATTGCGCAAACGCCAACGCCAAATGCGACTAATTCGTTCGGTGTCATTTTTCGCTAAGACCATAATCCGCTTCACTCCCTGATTTTGGATCTAATGCTTTTGCTACTGGAGCAACAACAGCACCAAGTAATGTTGCATAGGCTGGATGAATGTCAGCCACGATTGCTAAAGCGACTGTTATTCCACTAGCTGCGACAGCTCTCAAATATGACTTAATTGCCGCTTTGTGTTTTTTAGTTAGTTTCATTAATTGCCTTTCAGTAGTGGGATGTCGAACTTCTCGCCAGTTTGGTTTGGCTTAAAACTAATATGGATGTGCTTATGGTGTGGGTTTATGCCTCTGTATTTTCTGAATTTCCAAAGCGACTTAGCACTAGCAATTTTACCAGCATGGATTATGTAAGAAATACGCTTATCTTTTTTTGCTGCGAGTCGAAGTTGATCTGCCAAAGCATGACTAATCCCTTGTTCGTCAGATAAGCCAGCGTCAATATCGATCGCGCATACTTCACCTGATGGTCTTGGGTTATGGTCGGACTTCCTTGATTGATGCTTAAGATCACCGATCCATCCATCAGCTTTCCTGCTGCGATCCAACCATGTTTCATTTATTTGGTCGCGTAGCGTTTTAGCAGCTTTAGATAGGTAAGGCTTCATTAGCCAAGCAGCAATTTTGCTTCGTCAGCAGTCAAACCTAAACGATCTAAAATTTCTTGGCGTGCAGTTTCTTTTGCTTCGGCTTCGGCTTTTGCTGCTTTTGCATTTGCGATATCTAATTGCATTTGTGCAATTTCCTCAGCTGTGGCATCCCTGATAATTTCCTCACCAGTTTCGCAATTAACAATTTTTACCTGTGGTTTAGTGTTAGTCATTATTTAACTCCGTAAAGTAGGGCTGTGCCAGATGTAAAACTTGCTCCTGTTTGTCCAAGAGTAATGCTGCTAATTGCTCCTGTTTGATTGTAAAAACCAGTTGAACTTCTATAATTAAAATTAGTTGTTGTAGTTGGATTAACATCAAGGGCGACAGAAGTTTGCATTTTCCAAGTTACTGCATTGGCATAATCATTAATGGTACATACAATTAAACCCGTAGCAACAGAGTTATCATTACCAGCCGAAATTTGCATAATTGTGGAATCAAATGATTGAGCAGTTGCTCCCGCAGTTAGACTTTTATATCGTGTGTTTGAATCACTATTGAAGCGCATCCATAAATAATCAGTATCAGCTCCTGGCTTAAAATTTCTGATAATCAATTGTAAATCTTTATATGTTGATGGGATTGATGTTAAATCAACACTTCCCCCAGTTAAGGTTGTTGTGCTAATCAAAGTCATACCACCAGCAGTAGGTGTTGCCCATTCTGGAGCGTTTGCACCAGAATTTACTGTTAAGACTTGTCCAGCAGTTCCAAGTCCTAATCTGGTTTTAACATTTGCAGTAGATGAGCGATAAGCAATATCGCCAAGAGTTGTTTCAGGGTTTAAATTCTTAACTGTGGTATCAACAGATGAACCAAGTGTGCGAATAGCAGCTGCGCCATCTTTTACTAGCGCTGTGTCATCTGGAGTAGTCCAGCTATAATTGGTAGTGGTTGCCATTTTATCCTATCCTCATGCGACTATTGTAGCGTATTCCCAAGTCAATGTTGGGCTTAAAGTGTTCCATGCCTCTGTGGCTGGAGTTGTATTCCAACGCATCGCCACTTGGCTAAATGCAACTGGAGAAACATTAATTGTCAAGAACAGTTCATTAAACCTAGTGCTCCATGACCAGCCCTCAACATAACCCTCAAATTCTCCACCCGATATTTGATTAGGTAGGTTTTGAATATTGACTGGCATTCCCATAAATACGCCTAACAAATCATCCCGATCTGCGTTATCGATTTCAGGGTTAGTTATTGGGAATGTAATTGATTGAAATTGTGGCTGTGGGAAGGCTCTTTGGGCTATGTATCTATCAGCTACGGCCTGAGCATCTACAGCTGAATGCAATACTGAATTAATGCTTTCTGATTTGTAGCCATATAGGGCAATAGAGCTTGGGCTAGTAGCAGTTTCCTGTGAATTAAAGTTATTGCCATAATTGATTAAAACATCATTTCGAACATCACCTGATCGCATTACTGTTGATAGGCCAGAACCTAAAGCATGACCAGCATCAAGATCAACATAACCATTGGTCAATAAATAATTCTGTCTGTGGTCAGCATCGGCATAGCCTATGTTGCCAGCATTATCCTCATATAAATATCCAAATGCTGAGTTTGCAATTAAACTTAAAATGTTATAAATGGTATCTGGCTCTGATCCACGGTTTTCCATAGTATAAAGGCCGGGTTGATCTATCTCGCCAAGTCCTAAATTAACGGCATAAGCCCAAGTTTCTGTTGCGTTATAAGTTGACCATTGAGAAGCTGCTGGAACATCATTCCAAGTTCCAAGTAATACGCTAGACAAAACATCATAGATTTGGTTGCCATCCTCATCCTGTGAGATTGTGCCTGTGTAGATTTCTTTGGCTATTTTGGCAAGTGAACCCATTGCAGTAAGTGTATATTGAATAACTGTTGTAATTGCACCTGTTTGACCAACCTCGACAACAACATCGGTAATGTCGCCACCAAATACATTTACATAAGTTGCTGAACTATTTTTAACCTGTAAATCTAAACTATCATTAATGTCAAAAGGCAAGGTTTGATTATTTAATGCAACTAAAGTTATTGTAATATAGGAAGGGTTAGGCTGTAAATAAATGTCAGTTCGACCAGCCTCATGCTGAATATCACTTATTGCTATGTCAGTATAATCAACCCCACCGACAGTCAATTTCCAATCTGGTGTCCATGCACTCATGGTTATGGTTTAACGGCTGCTCGTGAAAGGTATGGATTAGATCTTGCTGCGCTTTGATTGACAACCTTAGCAACAGCTCTCGCAGCACCTTCGCCATCAATAGCATTAACAGTTATATTTGTAACGCCTTGCCCTGTTGTATATGTTCCGCTTGCTTTTGGAACTGATGGTAATGATGATCTAGCAGCTGATGGGGCAGGGTTTGGAATTGAGCCTACATTGACACCCGGAATAATATTAACAACTCTAATTAATTCATTGGCAAGTGATACTACTAAGCCAATTGCTTCTCGAAGGAATGTAATAAATCCTGAAATAATTCCACCAACAACTCCAATTGCTTTTCCAAAACTTTCAGCACCTCTTTGAGTTTCAGCAAGTCCAGCACTTAATCCTTCATCACCTGTTAATCCTGCAATAAAAGCATTAAGAGTTGGGATACCTGTATCATTGAGGAAAGATATAAATTGCTCAACTGCTGGCAATAAGGCAAATCCTAAACTTTCTTTTGCTTCATCAAATCCTACTTTTAGGCGATCAATTTTTCCTTGAAAAGTCTCAGCATTTGTAGCTGCTGCGCCACCATATAATTCTGCTAATTTGGCTTGAACTTCGGTGAAAGATAATGTCGCTAATTCAGCCTTGCTTAATCCAAGTCCTAATCTGCCAAGAGATGTAACATTTCCATCCTGAGCACGGCCTAAAGCATTTGCAACAGTTTCTAAGTCTTTACCTGATGCAGCACTAATATCTAAAGCAAGGGTTAATAACTTTTGGGCTTCCTCAGTAGATTTTGTAGATACTGCCAATCTCTGCATGGCTGGACGAAGTTTGTCATCAGCAACACCTGTGGCTAAAGATGTCTTTAGGATCATGTCCTCAGTTGCCGCTATTTGGGCATCAGTAGCACCTGTGGCCTGTCTTAGGGCATTGGCTAACCTTAACTGTGCTTGCTCATCCTCTATCGCAGCCCTGACCCCATCAACGGCTAATTTGCCAGCATAGGCAACGGCAGCAGCAGCAGCGACCGCAAAAGCAGCAGCAGCCTTTTTACCAAACTCTGAAATCTTGCTTGAGTTACTTTCAACGGCTTTGTCAGCTTCGCCTAACTTCTTTTTTAAGTCATCAACATCGGCAAGGATTGATAACTTTAATGTGCGATTACCAGTAGCCATTAGACCCATTCCTTAATAATGCGAGTAAAACTTTCTTCCCACTTATTAATCAATTCAGGCTGAATTCTGCGAAGGGTTGGATAAATGAACCATCCGCGAGATCCACGACCTTGCCGTCCAGAATATGTAGGGAACTGTTTGAATTTATTTGAACCAAACTCAACACCACCCCATAGGGTTTGCGTAGTAGCACCGCCTGAAAACTTTTGTCTTGCGAAGCCGTAACTGAATTCGCCAATCTTACTTGATTTAGAGATGCTAACGCCATCCGCGACTCTTTGCGAAACTTTGCCAGCCTTTGTTCTAGTTCTAGCTGACTGTTTAATTTCCTCTGATGCAAAATACGCCAGAGCAGCAGATTGACGGCGTGCTTCATCAGTAGCTTGGTCGTCCATAAGTTTGAAAGCCTTGTAAATATCGCGCAGATCTTTTTTATTGTAGGCGATTGTTTCACTTGCCATACCTCTGCTCCAATACTTCGATCGCTGTTAGAATGTCATCCGAATCAACCCACTCACTCATTGGAATCTGTGTGGCTAATGCCAACTCAACCAATAATCTGTTTAGGCTTCCTGCTGGATGGCTTTTGGGTTTGCATCACCGACAATTACATCGCTGACTGTTTCCATCCATATTTCAAAACCTTTTACTGGCTTTCCAGCAGCTTCACGCTTATGAGCGTTGTATGCTAAAAACATTAAATCCCACATACCAAGTTTTTCTTTTGCTTGGCTTATGGTGTTGCCAGTTGTTTTTTCCCACTTAGCCCACTCAGGTGGTTGGGCTACATAAGTGGCTTGCTCACCTGAGTTATATTCAATTGTAATTGGTAACTTCATTTGTTTGCTCCCGTTTGTTTATTAATTAAAACGCTTCTGCTGGCACTCCGATTACTTGGAATGATAATGATACAGTTTGCGCATCTGGTGCAGTTCCACCAGCTGATGGCCACATTGGCAATACTTGAAAAGTAAATACTGCGCCTGATGTAGCTGTAAAAACTGTGCTGATTGCTGTATCTGGTGCTGACTCAGCAACGCCCCATAGAATCTCGCATAGAGATCCAGTTGCGCCCCAGTCGGCTAACATTTCAACCTCAAAAGTGAAGTTGTTATCAGTTACCTTAAAGACTTTTCCGTCTAGTGTCTGATATGTCTGGCGATCCATCTCACCAGTAAGTGTTGCGGTTGTTGCTTGTGCATCGAAATTATTACCGCCAATAGTGAAGGTAATAT